ATGTCTCACATGGCTAGATTACTTGATGAGTCAAACATACCTGAAGAGGGACGATGGTTCTTAGCGAATCCAGAGTTCTATGAAGTACTTGCTTCAAGCTCTTCTAAACTTCTTTCAGTGGACTATAATGGTGGTCAGGGATCTATCCGTAATGGATTAGTATCTTCTGGTAAGCTACGTGGTTTCAACATGTATAAAACTAACAACATTGCTGCAACGTCTAACGCTGCTGGTGTATGTATTGGTGGTCACATGTCAGCAACTGCAACTGCTCAGACTATTACAAGCACTGAGGTCATCCGTGACCCTGATAGCTTTGGTGACATTGTACGTGGACTACACGTATACGGTTCTAAAGTACTCAGACCTGACGCTCTTGTGTCAGCATTCTACGGAATCGACTAGTATAAACTGGGGATGGGGTCTTTAATTAGACCCCTAAACCTTTGGAGTATTTACAATGCCACAAATAGGAAGTAATAAAGAACCTGTATTTTTACGGGGAGCTAATAAAAAAAGAGGTAAGCAATTAGGGCTTACTGGAAAATTTTACAGTTCTGAAAGTTTAAAAAACTATCAAGATAATTATGACCGTATTTTTAAAAGTAACGGGAGTCAGTCGAATGATGTACATGATGAGTGAAAAAGAAATGGAAAACAATACAGATAGAAAAATAGTAGCTGACGGTAAGACAGGGTACAAAAGTATCTTTGAACTAGAAGGTCAGTTTGCAAATGACGGACACGCACAAGGTGCAAAGTTTAACATGGAACAACGAATGAGAACTATGGGGTACTAATGGCTACAACATATCTCCAATTAACAAATGAACTTTTGCGTGAAATGAATGAAGTAGAAACTACTTCTTCTGATTTTACGTCTACTGTTGGTATACAAACACACGTTAAAGATTTAATAAATAGATCTTATTTAGATATGGTTAACGAAGAACCTCAATGGCCTTTTTTAGCTATTGGTGAATCTGGTTCTACAGATCCAATGTACGGTAACACATATATTGAAACTGTAGCTGGTACAAGATGGTATGAATTAAAACCAGCTTCTAGTAGTATTACAACAGATTATGGTTACGTTGATTGGGATAATTTTTTATTGACTACAGTAGGTGTAAGTGGTGAAGCAGCTCCTTTCACTATACGCAATTTACGATTCACTAGTATTGAAGAATGGAAAGATTACTTTCGTCTTTCACAAAATCAAGATGATGCTGATGAACAAAATTATGGTACACCTAGTAGAGTTATAAAAAGTCCAGACAACAGAAAGTTTGGCTTGTCTGCTATTCCTGATAAAGTTTATCGAATTTATTTTTATGCGTATACTTTACCAACAGCTTTATCAGCAGCTACAGATGTAATAGTTTTTCCAGACGTATATACACCAGTATTAATTAATCGTTCAAGATACTATATGCATCAATTTAAAGATAATGCACAAGCTGCAGCATTTGCTTTACAAGACTATCAACGTGGATTAAGAAATATGAAACTGCATTTAATGACCCCAGCACCAACGTATCTAAAAGATGATAGAATGAGGTTTGTGTAATGGCACAATCGTTACCATATGCTGTATCATGTAAAGGCGGACTTAACACAAACTTAAACCAATTTGAAATTCTTTCAGTTGCAGGATCTGCTACAGTATTAGAAAACTTTGAAGTTGATACAGATGGTGGTTACAGAAGAATTAATGGCTTCGCACCTTTTGGTGGTGACGATGCTGCAAGACCTAATAGCACAAACGCTATTATAGGTCTTTTTGTTTATGCAGATGGGTTAATAGCTTGCTCAGGAACAAATATTTATTTTACGTTAGATGGTGTTACTTGGTTACAGATTAATAGATCTTCGGTAGATGCAGGTGGTGATAACTATTCTACATTTACAGGCAGAGGAGCATTAGCAAGAACAAGTCAAGACCAAGCTAGTTTTGCTTTGTACGAAGGTGATACTACTTATGGTGAAGTAATCATAACAGATCAAGCTTCTGCTACAAAGCCTTTTTATTTTAAAATAACAGGTACAGGAGCTTTAACTAATAGAACTTACTTTGCAAAAGAAATTACAGTTGACGGAAGTGTTTTTCCTAAAACTTGTATAATACACGACAAGCATTTAGTTGTTGCAGGAGACACAAATAACCTTAATACTATTTATTACAGTGGTACAGATGATATAGATGACTTTACAAGTACTGGATCAGGTAGTATAAAACTAGATGACAAAGTTGTAGGTATTCGTTCTTTCCGTGAAGATCTTATAATTTTTTGTCAAAACAGTATCTATAAACTACAAAATATAAACGTAAGTTCTTCAATAGTTGTTACTCCAATTACTCAGAACGTAGGTTGCTTAGATAATTTTAGTATTCAAGAATTTAGTGGTGACTTAGTATTCTTAAGCCCTGATGGGATTCGGACTCTTGCAGGTACAGCTAGAATTGGTGACGTAGAGTTAAGCTCTATTAGTAGACCGATACAACCAATTACAAATGCACTAGCTAAAAATATAAACAGTTATGTAATTACTAGCGCAGTACTTAGAAACAAATCACAATATAGATTATTTTATGCAGGAACTTCACAATCAGCTTCAGAATCTAAAGGTATTATAGGAAGTTTAACAACAAACGGAATAGCTTGGGCAGAAACAAAAGGTATTCAAGCTAGAGCAATTACATCAGGTTTTGATAGTGACAATGTTGAGCAGCAGTACCATGGTGATAATAGTGGATATGTTTATTTACACGACTCTGGAAATTCTTTTTATCATTCGGGATCAGAAGCAAACATACTAGCAACTTACACAACTCCTAACTTTGACTTTGGAGATCACGGAACTAGAAAAACAGTAAACTATGTAAAACTTTCTTTAAGTCCTGAAGGAACGGTAGAACCTAAATTAAGAGTTCGTTACGATTATGAAGATCCAACTTTACCGCAACCAGCAGAGTATACGTTAAGTACAGTACGAACACCTGCTACATTTGGTACAAGTGTTTTTGGAACATTAAGTTTTTTTGGAGGAACTCTTGATCCAACTGTTAGACAAGCAGTACAGGGAAATGGACACACCACAAGTTTTAGAATACGGTCAGAGGATACAAATCCTCCATACGCTATTAATGGTATATATGTAGATTATACGCCAGTTAACAGGAGATAATTTGAATGACAAGTTACACACGACAAAGTAGTTTTTCCGATGGCGATACTATAACAGCAGCGTTATTTAATGACGAATATAATCAGATATTAGGTGCTTTTGCTTACGCTTCATCAGGAACAACGGGACACCGCCATGACGGTACGGCTGGTGAAGGTGGTAATGTACATACTATAGGAGATCAAAACTTCTTAAACAAAATTGTAGCAGATAGCACTAACAATCGTTGGGGAATTTTTGTTGAAGTAAGTAGCTCTGCCGTAGAACAAATAAGAATTCAGGATGGCGCGATTGTACCAGTAACAGATAACGATATTGATTTAGGTACAAGCTCTTTAGAATTTAAAGATGGATACTTTGATGGTACAGTCTACGCAGACGCAATAAATTTTAACGGTACTGCAATTACAGCAACTGCTGCTGAATTAAATATTATGGATGGTGTTACCTCAACAGCTGCAGAATTAAATATTCTTGATGGTGTAACAAGTACGGCAGCAGAACTAAATATCCTTGATGGTGTAACAAGCACCGCAGCTGAGTTGAACATTCTTGATGGAGTTACAGCAAGTGCGACAGATATTAATCTTATAGATGGTATAACAAATGGAACAGTAATAGCAAGTAAAGTTATTATAACAGATGCAAACAAAGATATTAGCGGTGGTAGAAACATTACTATTTCAGGTGAGCTTGATGCAGCTACGTTAGATATTAGTGGCAATGCAGACATAGATGGTGTTTTAGAAACTGATGGGCTATCTATAAACGGAACAGTTGTTACTTCAACAGCAGCTGAGTTAAATATTTTAGACGGTGTTACAAGCACTGCAGCAGAACTAAATATCCTTGATGGTGTTACAAGTACAGCAGCAGAGCTAAACATACTTGATGGCGTTACTAGTACTGCTGCAGAACTTAATATTTTAGATGGTGTAACAAGTACAGCAGCTGAGTTAAACATACTCGATGGGGTTACATCAACCGCAGCAGAAATTAATCTTATAGACGGTGGAACTAGCCGTGGCACAACCGCTGTAGCTTCTGGTGATGGCATACTTATAAACGATGCTGGAACAATGAGAATGACTAATGTAGACACTGTATCTACTTATTTTTCTAGTCATAACGTAGGTGGTGGTAACATTGTAACTACTGGAGCGTTGAACTCTGGAAGCATTACATCAGGTTTTGGAGCTATAGATAATGGCTCATCTGCTATTACAACAACAGGTACAGTTACTTTTGGAAGCATAACAGACGGTACAATAACAGCTACAGCTTTTGTAGACGAGGATGACATGTCTTCTGACTCTGCAACTCTTATACCTACACAGCAATCAGTTAAAGCGTATGTAGATGGTCAAGACTTTGCAGCTACTAGTTTTGTTATGGAAGATGGAGACGGTACAGAAGTTACTATTACTAAAAACAAAGAAATGAAATTTGTTGAAGGTGGTGGTATAGACATTAACTGGACTGACACTGACAATGGTACAGATGG